TTAACGGCTTATAAAAACTACTCGGCAACTCAAAAAATAAACCCGTTATAAATTTATTAAAATACTTAATTAATTTTTTTAGCATTTAAAAACTATGCCGACTAAAAGAAAAAACTCGTTATAAAAATAACTCGTTATAGAATTATAATTAATCTTATTAATAACTTATATTTTGTTTTTAAAAAACACCACAGCAATAATATAAATATTAAATTATTTGTTTTTATTTTTAGTATTGTTTAACGAGTTTGTTTTTGCTGTTTCGGAGTGTTGGGAGTGTTGGGTGTTTTCGGTGTTTTGGGTGTTTCCGTTTTTTTTCGGTGTTTCCGTTTTATTTGATTTTAAATTTTTATAAAAACTAGGGTGTTTAAATACAAATACCATAACGAGTTAATTCTTAAATATTATTTTATTATTTTAAAAAATTCACAAATACAACCAAAAATTGAATTTTCAATTCACTATCATAAGTTGCGATTGCAAACTAGGTTACGATTGCAAACCAGAAAATGTATTGACATTGAGATTGTATTGATATAGAGATTATTTAGAAAGGTAGGTAAGGCTAAATGAAACATCAAGACATTTATTGTTTTTATTCTGATCCAATTGTTTTTATGAAACATAATTTAAAAACTTGGATAGGAACACGGGGAACTTACGATTAAAGGAGTACAAAATGCGTATACATATTACTCAATCTTATATGTTTACTTTTTTTAAATGGACTATAAGAATTGAACAATTTAATAAAAAAGTAAAAGTACCTAATACAAAAGTAAAAAATGAACATTGTATTAGTTTTGGTAATTGGTTATTTACCATACTAAAATAACGATAAAAGGGCTATATGAAAAAACAAAAAGCGTTTAATTTGAGGGGCTTGTCAAAAGGATTAGAACTTATGAAATTGTTTCAATCTATTGATGACAAGGTTGACGTTAGTTGCTTTGGTATATTTTTGTTGGTTTGTTTTCAAGATGGAATAAACAACGAAAATATTAAAAGCTATTTCCCAAACTTGACTAAATCTAGAGTATCAAGATGTGTGCATATCCTTTGTGATATTGCAAAAACACGAATTGATAGAAAAGGATTATCTCTTTTAAAACAAGAGATTAATCCCGAAGATTACCGTCAAAGAACTTTAGTCTTAACAGAAAAGGGCAAATCTGTTAAAACTAAGATACTCAAATTGTTGGGCGATTAACTTAAATAATAAAAAGGAGTAATATGCTCGACACTAGGATAACAGTAAGACAAGCGATAACACAAGTAAGTGATATGGATTGGATAAGACAAAAGAATGGAATACTTAGTATTAAAAATGCTGAAGTGTTTGCCAAATACTATGGCTTTGAAAATTTATTGAATGATGTAGCTACACAAAATGTTAGGGAGTTTAAACATTTTTGTAGAACTAACTTGTCTTATAAGAATGGGACGATAAATAGAAAGCTTGCCGCTTTGTCCAAATTATGTACTTGGGCAAGAGGTATAAAAGGTTTTAAATTTAATTGGGGTATGCCTTTGATTGAATATGAAACCGAAAACAATAAACGAGAATTTGTTGTTAGCAAAGAACTTGAACAGAAGTTGCTTATGACAGCTCGTTTGAACTATAGAGATGACGAGGCAGATCTTTGGCATTGTCTTATCTTAACAGGTTGCCGAGTTAGTGAACTAATAAATCTAACTTGGGAAGATGTGCAAGGTAGTTTTCTTCATTGTAGAGATACGAAGAATAATGATGACAGGTTTGTACCTATATTTGATGAGGTACAAAAGATACTTGCTAAAAGAAAAAAGATGGGTTTAGAGAAACCTTTTCCTTTATCAATTCATGCAGTTGAACACGCATGGAGAATGGTAAGAAAAAAACTAGGTATGGAACATGAGAAAGATTTTGTGATGCACTCATTAAGACATACTTGCATAACACGTTTACTGAAGAAGAAGATTGGTATTGAAGTGGTACAAAAAATCGTAGGTCATAAAGATATTAGAATGACACAACGATACAATCACCCCACAAAGGACGATCTTAAAGAGGCAGTAAGCAAAGTATATAACAATTAGATAAATGACAAGGTATTGCAACACTTTGGAGGCAACGGTGAGAATCGAACTCACATACAAGGATTTGCAATACTTTGTTTCGTTTATTGACCCAACAATTTGAGGAGCACATGACGAGTACACCAAATCAGAATACGACTACAAATTTACAGGATCTAGAAGAAATTAGAGAGGGAACTTGGATAAGACTTGGAAAAGATCGTTACGACAGGGCAGAAAAAAAGAATCAAGATAAAGGTCGTAACAGTGTTACACCACCATTTGTCTATGTTCAAAAACAGTTGCTTATTCCTTTATCAGAACGAATAGAACAATTTATAAATTCACAATACAAAGTTGCAGGTAGAAGACATACCGCAAGTGAGCCGTTAAGAGATTTAGATGACCCAAAGAAAATTGCACTAATCACATTAAAGATAATAATAGATTGCATTGCCTCACATAAAACTTTAGCACAAACAGGTTTACAAATTGGAAGTATGATTGAAGTAGAAATACAAAATAATATTTTTAAAGCTAAAGAACCTCACCTTCACACAGTTGTTTTAAGAGATTTGTTAAAAAGAACTAGCAACGTCAAACACCGTAAACGAGTTTTTGCTCATACCCTGAACAAGTACAAGGTTCAAATTGATAAATGGGATATTAGAAAACAAGCATTAGTTGGTTTAAAATTAATTGATCTTTGTATTAAAAGCACAGGTCTTTGTCAGTTAAAAGCAGTACGAGAAAGAAAAGATAAAACTGTAAACTATTTAATCTTGAAGCCAGAAGTAGAAAAGAAAATTAAAGATAACTCGTTTGAGTGTAGTGTATTAACACCATACTACAAAGCTATGGTCGTACCACCTAAACCATATTCAACACCTTTTAATGGTGGGTTTCATAACGAGTATTTATCTAAACAACCTTTAATTAAAACACATGATTATACCTATTTACACACATTAGATAACGACAAACTCAAGGATTTCTATGATGCAGTCAATCACTTGCAGTCAGTACCATTTAAAATTGATAAGGATATGTTTCAAATATTTAAGGAGATTTGGGACAATAATTTAAAACTCGGTAAGTTTCCCGATAGAGAAAGCTTGTTAGACGAGAAAGGTAAACCCAAAGGTATTTACCGTGATCCAAAAGTTGATGAGATATTAGAACTTCGTATTAAATATAAACGTGATCTTAACCGAGTTTATAATGATGAGATAGCTCGGTCTTCTAAAGTTTTAAATACATTAGTTGCTATTGATTTAGCAGTTGAATACTTAGAATTTGAAAGAATATACTTTGCAATCTTCTCAGATAAACGAGGTAGATTGTATTGTATGGGAACTACTATCACCTACCAAACAGATCAAAAGATTAAGTCGTTAATTACGTTTGCAAACTCTGAAAGACTTAACGAGAGAGGAAAGTATTGGTTATATGTCCACGCTTCGAACACTTGGGGTAATGACAAAGTTTCTTATGATGAAAGATATGCGTTTACAGAGAGTAAACTTAACGAGTTTATAAGTTATGCCGAGCTTCCGCTGGATAACAAAGGTTGGAACTATGCTGATAAACCAATGGAATTTTTAAATACCTGTATGAATCTTAAACGACTTCATCAAGATAACGACTTCACCTGTAATTTACCTGTGAGTATGGACGCTACCTGTTCAGGACTTCAGGTTCTTTCAATTTTAATGAGAGATGAAAACACCGCTAAAAAAGTGAATGTCTTACCGAGTAGCAAACCACAAGATATTTACACAGCTGTTGCTGAGAAAGTAAAAACAGAAGTTGAACTAAAAGCTAGTCAAGGTTCTTCAGAAGCTAATCGTTGGTTGCAATTTGGTATTACAAGAAAAATTGTGAAGCGAAATATTATGACTTATGTATACTCGTTAAAACCTTACGGTGCTAGACAACAAATCTTTGATGAGTACAAAAGTATTATAGAATTTAATCCAGATAAAAAAGTTTTGGAAGATGATGGCTTTAGCGATTGTCGTTGGTTAGCTAAAATAGTTTGGGATAAAATGGAACAAGAGATTGATCTTGAAGCTCAGTTAATGAAGTGGTTCCAAGATTGTTCCAAACTATTTGCTAAAGCTAATATTATTATGAAGTGGACAACACCAATGGGTTTTCCTGTGGAAATGGACTACAGATATTTAATACCATTTAAAGTTAAAACAGCTATTAGTGGATCATTAGTTTACACTACTTATAGACGAGAACTAAATCGTAAAGATTCTAGGAAGTATTCTTCGAGTGTGAGCCCGAACATTGTTCACAGTTTAGATGGTGCAATAGCACAAGCAGTTGCTTTGTATTGTAAAAATCATGAAAGACCTATTAACGATTTATTAATGGTGCATGATAGTTTTGCAACTAATCCAAATCGTATTGATGATTTACATACTATTATTAGAAATGTAGTTGTTGATTTGTTTAAAAAAGATTATTTAGATATATTATATAATGACTGGAGATCCCAGCTGCCTTCAAATTTACAAACTCGTTTAACACCACCACCACAACGGGGTAATTTAGATATTACTAAAGTTAAAGAAAGTTTGTATTTTTTTAGTTAAATGGTTGCGATAGCGAGACTAATGCTTATATTATGAAATCAAAACGAAAGGGCAATACAATGAAATTATTTGTTTATGGAACACTAAAAGAAGGCTACGCATTAAATCATGTGTTATCAAAAAGTAAAAAATTAGGTGAGTACATTACTAAGAAAAAAGGTTTTATGATGACAGGTTTTTGGTTTCCTTATATTTTTGAAAAAGAAGGATCTAATTATTCTATTAAAGGAGAACTTTATGAAGTTGACAAAGATGATTTAAGAAACGCAAATAGAATTGAATTAGGTGCGGGTTACGAGTTTAAAGAAATTGATAAAGATATATGGGGTTATGTTTATCCGAAAAAAATTGATTCTAAATCATTAAACATTGTTACTAACAAAGATAAAAAATATTACGAATGGAGAAATTTTAATGATATGCGAGATTTGTAAAATTAGAAAAGGAGTTGTTTATTTTGGTAAAACTCTTTTCTGTGCAGTTTGTGGTCTTGCATATTCTAAAAACAACTATTCTTGTAAGTTAATAGTCTCGCTTACGGGATATTCTCACAAAGGATAACAAACATAGAGGCTCTCTTGGAGGTAAAACACTTATGATAAATGAAAAACAAATACACACTACTGAAATAGGTACGGGAAATTATCCTTATTTATTTACACCAGATACTCAATATGAGAAAAATGGTGTTTATTCAGTAAAACTTGTTTTATCCGATAAAGATTCAAAATCTATAGTTAAACTATATGAAGAAACTTTAAAGGCTAGACAAGAAAAAGAAAACACACAGAAACGATCACCTCATGATCAATACAAAGTTATAAAAGACGGAGGTATTGAGTTTAAATTTAAGCTTAAAGCTAAAGTTACAATGAGAGACGGAACTGACTTCGAGCAAAGACCGAAGATTTTGAACGCAGATAAAACAGTAGCAGAACAACAAGCTGTTTACAGTGGTTCAAAAATGAAGATCGCCTTTCAAGCTATATCTTGGCACAACAACCTACAAGGTGTTGGTGTTACGTTAAGATTGAAAGCTGTTCAGTTAATAGAAATCGTTTCTGAAAAACCAAAAGGTAATGGAGATAGTAATTCATCTTCTGATTACGACTATGGTTTTGAAGAAGAAAAAGTTTCCAACAATGTACCTAGTGGGAAAAAAGAAGTTTCCGTTTCGCAAGAAGCGGACTTCTAAGTATCGTAGTGGGCTTGAAGAAAACGTAATTAATAATTTAAAACAAAGGAATGTTAGTTTTGGTTATGAACAACGTGTTGTATGCTACTTCAAGCCCGCCACAAAACATAAATACACCCCAGATATTGAATTGGAAAATGGAATACTTATTGAAATTAAAGGTTTCTTTAAAAGAGAAGATAGAAAAAAACATTTACTCGTAAAGGAACAGCAACCTAATTTAGATATTAGATTTGTCTTTGGTAACTCAAGGAACCGTATCTACAAAGGTAGCAAAACAAGTTATGGAGATTGGTGCGTTAAGTATGGTTTTAAATACTCTGACAAATTAATTCCGCAAGATTGGATAATAAATAAATAAACTATTTGGGAGGTACAATGATAGTTGGCAAAAGTAATGAAGAATGGAACAAGATTGTTAAAGAAAAAGATGAACAGATAAAAGCTTTGTATGGTCGTATTAAAG